CTAGGCATACATACTAGCTTTAGAAGCTAGGTTTTGGGGGTTCGATTCCCCCCCTGCCTACTGTGCTTATTCGCGGATAGAAGTAGATGGCGCTGGTCTATCATATCTGCTAATATAGTGGTTGGGCTTGAGGGATTAAAACCATGAAAAGTCCGAGTCGTAAGACTAAATGGAGCCTTATTGAAAAGCGCATTAATTTCAATAATAAGCTCCTATTCCCTCGCCATTTGGATTGATAGCTCAATAGGCAGAGCGTTGGTGTGAAGTACCAGAGATATTCGTTCGATGCGAATTCAGTCCACTTAGTAGAGAGTTATCATAAGGCTCTTAGCAAAAAGGGTATTCTTGGCTCTCTACTTTAACAGGGTGTCGCCTAGTCTGGTATAATGGCCCCTGGTCTGGAGCCAGGAATAACGTAGGTTCAAATCCTACCACCCTGACCTAGAGTTTGCTTGTAGGCTTGTTCTTGTATAAAAAATCGAACCTACATTTGGGCGATTAGTTTAAGGGTAAAGCGTAGGTGTTACATACCTGAGTTAAAGGTTCGAATCCTTTATTGCCCACTATTGAAGAATGGTGTAATGGTAGCATAACAGACTTTGAATCTGTCGGTCCAAGTCCGAATCTTGGTTCTTCAGTATATAGTCCAGTGTGGCCGAGAGGAAAGGCATTCGGCTGTTAACCGAAAGTAGGAGGATTGAATCGCCTCGCAAGTTCGAATCTTGCCGCTGGAGTAAGGAGAGTTGCCAGAGTCAGGTAATGGGCCGGTTTGCTAAACCGAGACGATGTAAAAGTCACAGTGGTTCAAATCCACTACTCTCCGTATAAGTAAACTATAATAAGGAAAGCATATGAAGTCTGCTGAGAGATTGGTGTGTAGAAAGTGTGGAAGAACTTGGTTTTATTTAGATGAAAATGCAAACAGAGATTATTGCCCATCTTGTATGGACCAGAGAAGAGAAAAAGAAAAAAGGGGAGAATTAAGAAGAAAGTATAAGGCTAGAGCCGTACAAATGTTGGGAGGAAAATGCATTATTTGTGGCTACGATAAATATCAAGGCGCACTTTCTTTTCATCATGTAGACCCTAGTACAAAAAGTATAACAATATCTGATGAAAGGTCACTTAGTTGGAAAGATATGGAAAAAGAAGTTAAAAAATGTGTTCTATTATGTATGAATTGTCATAGAGAAGTAGAAGAAGGTATAACAGAATTACCCGATATCGCCTAATGGACTATGGTACTCGGCTACGAACCGGGAATAATATGGGTTCGAATCCCATTATCGGGTCTAAGGAGGTTACTATGGAAGATTGGTTAATAACTACAATAATTGTAATGATAGTTCTTGGAATATTCTTTTGGAAAGCCGAATGGTTATATAATTTAAGAAGAAAATAAGTAAGTTATGGAAGTAGTCCGGTTGGTCGAGGGCGCTGTCTTGAAAACAGTTGGTGCTAATCACACTCAGGGGTTCAATTCCTCTTGCTTCCGTAAGCGGGTATGGTATAATGGCATTATGACAGCCTTCCAAGCTGACGATGCGAGTCCGATTCTCGCTACCCGCTCTGATAATTGAGCATAGTAAGTCGAGTAATAGTAGACAAACTAGGAGAAAAATGAACATTTGGAAAGCATGGGCATTATCAAAAGGAAAAGGATTATTGTCGTATGAATATAAGAAGGAAGATATGGAGTATAAAGTAGGGAAAGTTAAGTATAGTCCAGATTATAAAAGTGACCATCTTAGTCAGTCTGAGGCTTTTAAAAAAGCAGTAGCTCCATATGTTAGGTTAGTAGAAAAGCCTTGGGGAAGCTATGAAGACCTGTTTAGAACCCCTCAATATGTAGTAAAAATTGTTAAAGTAAATCCCGGCCACAGGCTTAGTCTACAGAAGCACAATTATAGAGAAGAACATTGGTATGTAGTTGCAGGAGAAGCTGATTTGACAGCCAATTCTCAGACTGTTATACTTTATCCAGGCTATTCAGCAGATATTGAAAGAGGCGTATGGCATCGAGTGACTAACAATCAGCCTGAACTTCTGGTATTTGTCGAAATACAAACTGGCCTTTGTTATGAAGATGATATAGAAAGAATGGAAGATGACTATGGCAGACAATCTCCCATTACAGAGCAAGAAATAAAGCAAGGATTCATTAACTCTACTGAAACTGAAGAAGAAAAACGAGCCAGAAATAAAGACTTTTATGAAATGTATGGATAGATTATGAATGGAAAAGAAACTGATACTAGGAAGATTTTAGCAGATGAAGAAGAAGTTCTCTCAATTCTTAGAGAATTAGCAAAAACTACTATTTTAATAGATGATGATGAATCCCTCTATGGAGAAGTCTCAGAAGACTTAGTTATACGAGCTAAAAAAGCTTTAAGAAGAGGGGGAGGGGGAGGTTTTAGCGCAGGATAACGCAGAATTTTAAATGAACTTTACTAGAAAGGATTAACATGAAACTTCCAGCCGTTCTTTATCCCAATATTTTAATTAAAAATCTCTATCTCGATGGGCTAAATTGTAATGATGTTGCCCAAAAATTACGAGCAATTAAAGAAGGTCTATATCCCTGGTTGCAACAAGATGATATGAAACCATATGTTGAGCCTATCAAGAATGATATAGAATGGATTATTCCAGAATTAGAAGATTTAAGTGCTAGATTAGGAGCAGCAGCTATAGCTCTAGAACAGGGTAAAACTGCTGAAGAATCATATGAACTTTACAACCGTTTACGTCCTAGATATGCAGAGATAGATTATGACTTGTCTGAAATTGATAATAGATGAAACTCTTCCAGAAGGAGAAATTATCTTAGATAAAGAAAAAGAAATCCTTTTAGTAAGAAGCATGGAAGATTGGTTTAAATTTATGAAGGAATATAATGATGACTGACTTAGCAGTACAACTAATTATAGACGAACTTCGTACCCGTCTATTTGAAGCGGAACAGCGAATAGATGACCTCAAAGAAGAGAATCTTGGGCTGAAATATGGCCTGGAAGAATGGAAAAAGCAAACCATAGGATTGCAAAATCTTTTAGCAGAACGTGATGAACGACTAATGTTGTTAGAAGAAGCAGCGAAAGCAACGGTAACTATGGCAACTGCCGGTGGATATCCTAATATTGATGAATTACAAGCTGTTCTGGAGATTAAAAATGAATCCTACAGTTAAACAAATAATAGAAAAATGGCTTAAAGCCAATGGATATACTGGCTTATTCAATCAAGATTGTGGGTGTGAACTGGATGATTTAATGCCTTGTGCTGGCTGGGATAATGGTATAGACCTTTGTAGAGCCGGTTATAAACATACTTGTGATGGTGGTTGTGAAGAATGTTATAGAAATGAATATTGTGATATGGACTTTGAATTTAGTAATATGTATATTTCAGGAGAAAAATGAAAAGCTTCATTCATTTTGATGATATGACTTGGCCTAATCCTCTTGACCCATTAGAAATTGAATGGAAACTATGCTATGCTCCAGATAGAGAAACTCAAATAGTAGCTGCTTCTTATATAGCAGCTTATAAGCAACTTATTTCTGACACGCAAAAAAGTAGAAACTATAAGTGCCAAAAAATAAAGGAGCTTATGAATGGATGAAAAAGCAGAAATAAAGTTATTAAGAAGAATAGAAGTAGTTGCGGAAGAACTATATAAAGCCTTAGATGACTCTGAGTATACTATTGGAAGAATGTCTACTTTAGCGCGCGCTCATGAAATGTATTCTGAAGTATCTTATCGGCCAGCTATGAAAAAACTCCGTAAATTGCTCGGAGAGTATGAAGAAAAGTTCTTCAAATGATTTTTTGTAAGCATGATTATCAATTTGTCTGTAATATCTACGGAGACTGGATAATTTTTGTAGCCAACTGGAACCGTTCTTTATGGAAATGTAGTAAATGTAGCAAATATAAGTTCAGACCAGAACTAGTAAGGAGAAATAATGGATGAGGAATTAAAAAACTTTATCATAAAAGAACGCGAAAATGCTTATGATGAATATGAAAAGCATAGTGTTCGTATGGGATATGCCACTGGGTATTGGTTTGGTTATCTAGATGCTCTTAATGCTATTTTGAAAGAGGTTAATAAGCCTTTAGTTACTCTTTGTGATAACACCATTCATGTAGAATCTCGCATAGACCCTGATGAAATGGCTAAATTAATTGTAGATGGTTTAAAACTAAGAGAAGATTTTTTAAAAGAGCAGGAATCTACTAGAATAACCCCTGAAGAGCTACATCGGGAATATAGAGGGATGGGATTTGATTAATGGAATGGGTAGTGCTGATAATAATCCTTTTGGTGATACTGCATAGAATTCCCAAAAAACCCAAGAAAGTAAGTGACCGTAAAGATAGATTCTACAGATTCATGGGATATAAGTAATGGTCTTCTACTTATTTTTTGTTATTTTTGCAGTTTGGTTTTTAATTAAATATACCTTACCTAAATGGACACTTATAATCGTAGGAGTCCTGATAAATTCCGTGTTTTTAGCTATAAATGGAGTATAATGTTTAAAGGAGTCTGTAAAGAAAAGGGTTTTTATTGCAGATGTATCGGCTGCGAGAATAAAGAATGCAACTTTAAATACTGTAATCTAGACAAATGCCCAGTAGGAGCTTGTATTAATCATAGTGAGTATAAGAGGAAAGATGGCAGCGACAAAAGCAGTTAAGAAAAAGCATTGGTATCTCATTACTATAACTAGTTGTGAGCTATGTTCGGCAGGAGAAACTATTCGTACTCGTATGTATGGAGAAAAACCAAAAGACCCAAAAGAAAGACGAGAATACTTCTATTTTGCCTGTGATAGTCACTTTCTATAAAGGAGAAAAATGAAAGCAATAGAACAATATAAATGTGAGATTTGTGGGGGAGTCTATAGTACTCCCGCGCAAGCAGAAAACTGTGAAGCCAAGCATAGCAAAATCATAAGTACAGAAGTAATGTTCCAGCCTAACCATGTAGAACCTAGCCAAGTAAAGATAGTGACTGAAGGTAAGGATGGAAAGAGAAAACAGAAAACCTATGGTCTTTATAAGAACTGGTATTAAGGAGTAAAGAATGTATGTAGGATATTTCTTAGAAATTGAGCAACATCTGGCGGCGGCTAAATTCGGTGTCTATCTAATACAAGACGGCTGTAGTGAAGAACTAGAAGAAGTATTAGAAAGTCTAGAAAAAGCTAAGATAGCACTAAGAGACTTAACACTAGAGCTAGAAGCAAGCAAGTGAAATACCATGCTTATTTTAACTTTCGTACTGGTTATGTAGATGTTTTCACTAGTGACGGCATGAAATATCAGGTTACTCTGGAGATAATAAAAATGCATAGGCTGGCTAGAATGGACTCAGAAGGATATCGTGGTGCAATCTTATTAACTCCAGAAGAAGTAGCTATAGAATTAGTAAAAAGAATCAGATACTAGAAAAAAGTGGTTATCCTATAAGAATCAGATACAGTAAAATTAAGGTTATCCTATAAACAGGTAGCCGCTGCGGTACTCACCGCTTGGTTTAATGGTACGCTCCTTGTACCATTGTGCGGCTCGCGCTTCGCTCGCGAGCAAGCGGTACAAGAGCCGGGAGCGCTCGCGCGCTCGCGCTTGCTCCCGGCTCCAATCATGTAGCGCACCGCTCTTGCGTATGCGGTGCGGAGATCGCCGCTCCCGCTCTAAGCGAGCGGTGCGAGAATGACGGTATACAAGCCGGTAGACTTGCTCCGCTTGATACTGGCGGTAGCTTTCGCTCCCGCGCTTTCGATTGCCGCTTGCGCGGCCTTGAGAGCCGCAACCGGCTCCGTGCTCACGCCGTTAGGCTGTACCGCAACCGGCTTGCCCGTTTCGGCAAGCTTGGCAAGTAGAGCGCTCCAGTCGCGCGCTGGCTTACCTCTTCCCGGCTTGCTGTACTCTTCCCAATCACTAAGCATAGATACCTCTTTTCCGTGCCGCTCCAATCGGCACTATAAGCCGAGAGCCGGTTTCCCGGCTCTCGCTCTTGCGTGTTACTTGTATATAGCACGGCTCCGCTCGCGCTAGTACATTTTGCAACCGGCTCTAGATATCAAGGCCCCATTTACTTACGAGCCGCGCGTGCCGCTCTTGTGCCTCTTGCCGCTCTTGCTCGTGCGCTCGCTCGTACCTCTTCCGCCATGCGGCTCTAGCTCGCTCGCTTTTGAGCGCGGGAGCGCGAGCCGGTATGCTGGCGGGAGATCGCCGCATACGCTCCCGCTCAAGCCGTGCCGCTTGCTCTTGCTCTAGATACCATTTTGCGAGCGCTCTAGCCGTCTTGCCGCGCTTGATTGGCTCGCGCTCGGCTAGTACTAGCTCGGCTTGCTCGCTCCAGTCGTGCGGCTCTAGCAAGCTTGAGTCTAGACTTGTGGAGCGCGGCACCCATTGAATACCGGAGCGGAGCAAGCGACGACGACGACGACGGCTCGTATGCTCTAGAAAAGAGCCGTGCGGCTTGCGGTATATGTCTTTTCCGCTCCCGGTTGATTGGAAGTCTTCCGCGCTCCACTTGCGTATTTTGAGCGCTCCGCTCCCGCTTGTCTCGCTCGGCACGAGCCAAACCCCAATCGAGCACGGCTCTATATAGAGCGGTATCGGCTCCCGCGCTTGATACCATGCGCGCTTGAGCGCTCTTACGGTCGCTTTCGGTACCTCTTGCACTAGCACCGCGCTCCGCTCGTGATTGGCTTGCTCCGCATACTCGCGGAGCAATCCAGCGAGCAAGAGCCGCTCTTGCTTTTGCTCTTCCCGGTTCATTCTTGCTACCTCTTTTCTTGGCTTGTATCTAGAGCAAGCGCGAGCGCGGCAAGCGCTCGCTCGTGTTCACC